TTCCGGTTAACCTTAAGTCCGTAGGACTCAAGGAGAGATACGACCGTCTCGCATGACTCTGCAGGGACTACAATATCGTCCCCGTAGACGTGCACGCTCTGTGCCCAACGATGGATCAGCGTTCTAACTGACTCGCCGGAACCAAGGTGGTCCTTAACTACCGCAGAAAGCGATAGCAAAAAGAACACAAGGGTTTCGACAGGAAAAGTTAGCGCAGAGCCAGAGGTCGAGAACTTCCGTAAAGGAAGGACTCTTCCATCGGGTAACGTCACTGCTATAGTTCGAAATGCCATAAGTTCCGTAAGGAAATTAGGGTCATTCTTGAACAGCTCTTTTACAAGAGCGACAGAGACGCGATCCGAAGCCTCACTTAAGTCTATAGTACATAGACTGCCATCGCGCGAACCCTTTTCAGCAAGAGATCGATTCCGGGATTGATCCCGAAAATCGATGTGTCTTGTGAGGGGGTGCGAAGCCATGGCAACGATTATCCGAGAAGCGCAGAACTGCTGTGCGTATTGCATAGCAGTCGGCTCCACGGCAATCGTGCGAGGCGACTTCTGGGTCTTCCGGACAAGGGAAAGCCGACAAGGCTTCTCCAAGTCAGGAGACACAGTGGCGATATCAGAAGACCCAGCCCACCCATAAAGGTCGACAGGGTCAATGATACCTTTCCATCGTAGATAGAACTCTCTGAGGTTATATTTCTGGTTACCCCATAGTTTTTCAACTGTGGCTCCAGGGCCGTGTCTGGGAAGACACTGCTCATGGAGGTCACCAAAGATAAAATCCTCAAGGAATACGTTTGCGACAGAGATCGTCAAACGGTCCAAAGAGAGTTCCTCTGGCAGACTAGAGTCGGTAGCAACGAACTTTTCGACAGCAGCGCGATTCCTTGCAGGAGTGCAAGGTAGCTCTACTTTCTTAAAGAAGTTGCAAATCTGCCGTATGAAGTATACGGCAGACGGATCTGATTCATCTAGAATCAGCCCCGACTTTTCGTCGAAGATGAGTCGAGTCAACCCCTGCAAGAAGCAGGGTACGACAGATCCATCCACCTTTTTCTGACGAAAAAGATGGTAGATTGAAGTCGACACCTTTTTCTGCTCTATGGATTCTTCAAGCCATGTAGCAAAAATCGGCAAAGTTATCGTTAAGAACGATAACCCCTCATCTTTGGAGCGAGACAGGATTGTAATCCAGTCTCGGGTCGTGCTAGCACCAGTAGTCAATGATGCGTCATGCAAGATTGACTCGAGGATTACCAGGCTTTTCATGCTTACCTCCGTAACTTAGTTACTAGGGGGAAAGTATTCCTGCCTGACTCATGTCCGCTATAATCTGTTTTATAGACTTCTTATGAAGTCCGCTGTGCTCATCGAGATAAGCAATCCCGAAGAGTAGAACAACATATAAAACAGACATAGCTGTGATCCCCACAACACCCCGCATTCGAACCCTCTCACTGGGATCAAACTCGGACCGTAGCTATGCTACGATTCGAGACCCAGAAATTTGAGTTGGTTCGCGGAAGCGCCCATGAGCGCGCAAATCGCGTTGATCTGGCCTTGCAGCTGGGCATTAGTAAACCCAGCGATAGGCCGATTCAGCACGAGATACGTGGACGTGGACACGGTGTTTGAGAGTCCTGTACTCGGATCTGTATACGTAGTAAACAGATCGATACGGACCTCAGAACGCGTACGACTTCCCTTAGAATGGGAAATCTTAAGCGTCTGCAGCCCATCGGCCGTCGAGTACACACCAGTGTACGGAACGGAACGATCGACAGCAGCCACCGAAGTGGCCGTACCGCCGGAAGACGATACGGTAGCCCCTACTGCTAGGGACGTCGGATCAGCAAAAGACATTATCAGTCCTCTTGTTATTGTCACGTATTACTTAGCTGGGCTCTATCATAGAGACCAGTGGGAACGTGATAACCCTAACGCCGCAAGGACACCTATCTGATACGGATTAAATCCGGACCAGGTAAGTCCAAACCCGTAAGGGCTTGCAACGTCCCTCTGCAGAATCTCCTCGTAAAGAGTAGTCTCTGCGCTCTGGGTTACATAGTTGTAGACTCCGGCTGCTGGAGAATATCCAACAGCTAACCGATGTGTTCCCGAGTACGTTCTCGTCTGGAGCTGATGCCCCATAACGTAGGCGTACGGAGAGACAAGGTTATATTCGAAGTTATCAGCTATGTTCTTCATGATCGACCCAATGGGTAGGAACCAATCAGCCATCCAGGACCAAGGAGTGAGCTGCCAAATCAAATTAAGATCTGGTATCAATCCTAGGATCTGGGCATCGAGTAGTGGACGTGCCGAGCCGTATAGCATACGGTCGGGGACGAAAAACTTGAACTCGCCCTCAAACCAAATTTTGGATTGAGTTCGAGTAACATGTTTATCCGTACCCCCACTCGTTACGTACACTCCATCGCTGACGAATAACGGAGTCATCGAATCTGTAACAGTATTGTTCCAGTCGACAACTTCGTTTTGCGTGCTGAAAAGTTCCACTCTCTTGTGAATTCTCCGGGAGTTGTTTCTCTTGAGGTAATTGCGGAAATCTTCTAAGGACTGAGCGAGATTGACTAATCTCGTCAGATCCGATAAGAAGGGATTCCAGCCAAATACCTGGTTGAGATACTGATTCCCCCAGAAATCGAGAGATCGGCCACGCCACTTGGCTCCACTGAACTGATGAGCGAAATCGTAGGTGTTTCTCAACATCTCCGGTACGTCCTTCAGCTCGGCGAGGAACCTTCCGAAATTAATATTCGGTTTTATAGGCGAGGCCTTAGCCCATCCCTTGGCACCCCAGCCACCTAAATTCATAGGTGACAGGAAGGTCGCATAGTTGTTTTTGCCCATGTAGAATGAGCCAATCCAACCTTTCGACCCGTTTATGTTCCAAGGGCGGTAGAACGAGCTCTTAGGAGTTGTCGTTCTTAACCACTTCCTCTTCTGTATGAGGAGGGGGCCGCCAGAGCGATACGGAGGGCCAGGATTTGTATAGTCAGAACATGATTCGTATCCGCCAATGGGGAGCATATCATTCCAGCGGCCGTTGTCACGGCTATGCCAGATTTTATTCACTCCATGTGCGTTTACGTCTCGTGTACGAGTCCTGCCATAGGCCATCTTGGTTATCCTTGCTAGC